AGCACAGTGACAGCACTTACCGCACGTAATGAGTGGGCAGAACGTATTGCTGGAGGTGCTGAGGTAACTGACTATCACACCGACAAAATGCCCCGCTCTGAGTGGACTCCAATGGCTTGCTGATTATGTTTACCAAAGAAGATCATGAGTTTATCGACTTTTTGTTCGGTAAACTCACCGAGCATGTTGATATGGATATGCTAGACTTGAGTGATGATGACTCCATCAACATTGCTCTTGATTTTGAACAACTCTGCCTCTTTTAATTATGAACACCCAGCAATTTGATCAACTTAAATTTCAATACGCGCAAATGCTTGTTGAAGGTATGGATATGGATACGTTGATTGTTTTTGCTGTTGAAAGTATTGAACAGAATCTTAAAAATTACACTATAGAGGATCTAAAGGAGGAAGTTACCGATTGCTATGGTGAAGAAACTTGGATGGATATGATGCCTAGTATTCCACAACAACTGACAGAGATTGGTGCTCTGGAAGCAACTGCCCCTGATTATGGAGTCGGCAAATGAAGATTCTTCACCTCGAACATCCTGAAGACACTATTCTGACTGGTGATCTTTCTGTGCTTGATTGGTTCAAAGCAGACGCAGAACTTTCTGTGAAGATTGACGGTTGCCCTGCTATTGTCTGGGGTAAAGATCCTGCAACAGGTACATTTTTTGTTGGTACTAAAAGTGTCTTCAACAAAGTAAAGATCAAGATCAACCATTCGCACGATGAAATTGACAAAAACCATCAGGGAGAGGTTGCTTCTATTCTCCACGATTGCTTTGATTGTCTTCCTCGCACAAATGGTATCATTCAAGGTGATTTTATTGGTTACGGTGGTGATGATGTTTATACGCCAAATGCAATCACTTATGTCTTTGAGAAAGTAATCACTAATAGTATCATTGTTGCACCCCACACTGGATACCGAGCTGAGAAAGATTTGCGTGATGCAGAATCTTTTCCTTTGAAGAATTGGGATCTATCAGTGACACTCAGTAGCACCAAAGATTGTATGTTTTTGATGCCTGATGCTTGGGAGCGAGTCAATGAAGATTTCAATATCAATAATACTCTTGCGTTTGCAAGGCAGATGTCACAAATGTGTGAGTTTGTAAGTGTCAAGGAAGCGATGAAGATCAAGAAGGTCATTAACACTTTCATAAAAGTCGGTGCCGAACTGGACTCAGAGGCACTGGCAACCGCTGCGGAATGCGACGTCAACTTAATGCGTTTTTGGAACTTAGTACACACGATTAAGACCAATTTGTTATCAGTTTGTGTTGATGATGGTCCTGATGCTTATCTTGGTAAGCGGTATTGTAGCAGTGGAGAAGGATATGTCCGCGTGAATCAGTACGGAACGTATAAACTTGTAGATCGGCGGCAGTTCTCCCGATACAACTTCCTAAAGGGTAAGATGACCAGTTGCTGAACTGGACTAGTGCAGGTGGCATCCGCCCCTGTAGGGACTATAATTATTCTATCAACCAAAGGAGATCCAATGAACGACGTTCAACTGAATCAGATGGTTCAACATCAGGTGGAGCACATTTTTGAACTCTGCAAATCCTATGCTGAAGTTGGTGAAGAAGATAACGTTCGGGCATTGTATGAAGAGTATGGGGAGTGGATTGAAACGAAGCAATATGAAGAATATACCGTATCTTACGTTCCTGATATGAATGAGTGTGCCAGTTGATGAAGTTTCCTACTGCACTTTCATCAGACTGGATTGATTTCTGGGAAAACGAACTTACCTCAAAAGAAACACAAATGAACCAAGAACAACTGACCAAAATGCTCACTATCAGTGAGAACATCCAAGAGGCAATTGAGGTTGCAGGTGAATTGTGGGAGTTGAGTGACTTTGAAGTAAATGCACTATGTGGTATTGTTGCTGATGCTTTTGCTTCTGAGGGTATCAAGATGGAGGCATTGATCTAATGAAAACTACAACAGCAACTTATTCCATTCAAGTTACAAGAGAAGGTGGACATACATCTTTTCTGAAGACAATGCCGACACGTCCAACAACACACAAGGGGATCAAATCACAGAACAATAAGTTATCACGATGGGTAGAAAAGTGCTATCCTGATCTTACATCTTACAAAGTTATTCTCCTCGATTCCTGAATCATGCTCAAAGGTCAAGTTCTCAAAGTCGTTGGTGAAACTTCAAACAAAATTGATTCTAACCTAACACGGTTGGAGAAATTTGAAGTATTCTGTCAAGTGTGTGATGGATTACTTCGGGATGGTAGGATTAGTGCTGCTAAACATCAAGCATGGACCAACGTATTCTAACTTCTAACTAACACTCACTCACCCCACTTATTCTTCTTATGAACTACACTCTCAAGCAACTTCAAGACCGAGTATCACGTATGATTGAAGAACAGGGAGAGGATGCAGAATGTGCAGCATGGATTTATACCAAGAATGATTGTTACATAAAGGATGAAAGTGGTGAGTTTGATGTATATGAGGATGGTGGTCAGACTGTAGAAGATCCAGCACTGCTTGCACGTATCTTTGATGATGTAGGAGACAATGATTACATCTATCAGGTGATTCAAGAGTGTTTGGATGAAGTTGTAGAGGAGCAAATGATGCAGTATCAGCAGGAATTGGTATGATGATGACACCACAACGTCAAATGCACATTGACGAACTTGAGCGTAGTATTGTATCACTTGCCAAGAGAAAGATGAAACTACTATCTGAGGTACAAGAGATCAACAAAGACATCGAATTTCTACGCAAACAACAGGAGGACTTATCCAATGTGTAACATCAAATCAAATGACATTGAAGGGATCATTAGTAAATTAGAGGATGCGATCAAAGTTTGTTATGAGGTTGATTGTATGAGTGAAGAGAGTGAGAAGAGTTATCCTTATGCAGCAGGATACAGTCGTGTTGCAATGCAGGGCGTTCGTGATGAACTACGGCGGTTGATGTGATATAATTAGAATTGTAGTCACGGACACCTAAATGGACTTTGAACGCAATATACCAATCAATGTGCAAGAGTTAGGAGTGATTCTTTCTGCATTGCAGGTATTAGATGTAGCAGAAGAATGGCAGATCGCAAAGTATTATGGATCAGCATCAACACTTTACAATCGCCTCAAAGACATCTATGATGAAATGGACCAATCAACAATCGGAGAACAAAATGACCCCATCTGCGAACCTTCCTTTTGATAGAGAACAACTTATGAATGAAGAGGATGTCGATATGTTCATCAAGGCATTTGATGATTTTATGGATCATGCAGATGTAGAGATTGAGAAGTATCATCAACGTGAGGAAGTACGTGGGACATTAGAGGAGAAAGCAGCAGAGTTGGAGGTAACGGTTGATTATTATATGCAGGAGTTTCTGTAGTTGACAAACTGCTATCAATCAGATAAAATGATCAAATCCACAAAGCATTAAATGAAGTCACTTTACATTGTTGATTATTGGGTACCATTTCCACAATCAGAGTATGGTGGAGTGGTAAATCTAATTGCAGAATCTGACACTGAAGCATTTGAATTATGTGCTGATGAAGACGGACTAAATCATCCTGGGTATGAAGATCGTATTATGCCAAACATTCTAAAAGCACAAAAGTTCTCTTTAGTTGATGAGTATGAATCTTCTATCATCGATGCCTTTACAACCTAAACAAAAATGACTGATAACAAAACATATCGAATCGAAGAGATGCAGACAACTGGTTGGGAACTGGTTGAACCAATTGGGCAGTATGAACGTCTAACAAAGGAGCAAGCAACAGAAGCGATTGAAGAGTTAATTCGCGAAGGTTACAATCCAAACTTAATGAGAGCAATCCCTGATGGCAACGTATGAAGAACTCCCACCAAGTTTCAAACACTCAGCTCCTAAAGGATACAGATACGAGGTCATTCGCAAGAACGCTTCTACTGTGGCAATCTGGACTGTATGTAATCGTGAGTTTATTTACAATGATGGTAATGACAGTTATTGTATCTGGGGATTCTGTAAAACAAGGACAACAAAGAAGGGAGGCAATACGAACACTTACTATGCCCCCATCAACTCAAATAAGATAGGTAAGGAAGTATCAATTCACGATACAACTCCTTACACTGCAATGCAACTCAATCTCACTCCATTAGAAGCAGCATTCATATGACTTACGAACCATCTGTTGATGATTATGTTATCTGGAATCATAATGGATTGGTTCATCAAGGGTGGGTCTATTTTACTGATGATCTTTATATTACGATAGAGACAGGTATTAAACCTAAACCTAATTGTGAATACACTAAGAATGAGAGACACAAATATA